CCTCCGGTGATTATATTTGAATCATAACCTATAATACCACCCTGTAATATTAAACCAGCAAATAACATTGGCTTCAGTTTGTTAGAGTCTTTACCTTGATACTCATCGCGAGTAGATTTTACGATCTGCCTTTCTTTAGCAAGATCATCAATTCTATTTCGTTCAACAACTGTAAACCACTCACCATTGCCAGCATTTTTAACTGCATCAATAAGAAGTGTCACACCACCCTGAGTAACTGCATTAGAAAAACTTGCTACAGTGTCTTTATCTTTTCTCTGACCTGTTAAATCAGGAAAGTCATAAACTGCAACAACAGCTTTTCTTTCTGGTGGTTTCAAAGATTTCAATTCAGTGAATTCTGTTTTGTATAGTTTAGGTGCATCTTTGGCATAGTCGTAGCCTCCGTTGCTAACACACCCACACAAAACAAAAGACATCAATATAACTAATAATATCTTCATTAGAAATTAAACCCACCAACAGGTATTGTAATATTGGTAACACCACCTGTATCATCTGTAATATTCAATACAATAGAATCTCCAGTGTTCGTGTATTGAATAGTGTTACCTTCAAGTGAAAACGTTCCAGTAGCAGATGGACTAGAAAACAAGTTCTGAGTCAACTGCTGTGCAATCTGAGAATATATTCTCGACTGTAAATTATTCATAAATCTGTTCAAAATAGAATTATTCTCGGCAAGAGACTGGGCTTTCAGGTTCGCAGCAATAGCAGCTTCAATAGTAGCCTTACGAGTATACTCTTGGTTTTGTATCGTTAACCAATGAGAAGATGCACCCACCCCACTGAAGGATGGATTTTTGAACTGATATATGAGTTCCCCGGCATATGACAAATCAGAATACGTTAATAATGCAGCTATAAATAAAACGAAGCCGAAGCTATATGATTTGTTCATTTTAGCCTCCATTCTTCTATATTTATATAATAGAATGTGGCGATGGAAGAGTGTCCGAGCGGTTTAAGGATCTAGTCTTGAAAACTAGTGAGGGTGAAAGTCCTCCGTGGGTTCGAATCCCACCTCTTCCTCCACCACATATGAAGTATTATATATAATATATTGGATGTTTGCAAAATAAGAAAGATCACATCAATGAAACTAGATCGTAGATTTCTTCTTCGCGGCATGATAAACGGCACTGCCGCTGCGGTAGCATTGCCGTTTTTAGATTGTTTCTTGGATAGTAAAGGCAAAGCCCTCGCCGCAACAGGCGAAAATCTACCAACTAGATTCGGTACATATTTCTGGGGTTGTGGATTAACTAAGCAACTCTGGGTACCAAAGACTACTGGTAAAAACTATGAGATTACTCCACAGTTAAAACCTTTAGAATCAATTAGAGATAAGATCAACGTCTTTAGCAATTTCAGAATACCGTTTGATGATAACCCAAATTATCAGCATTGGTCTGGTGTTGCTGCGGCTGCAACAGGAATCTCACCTACAAAGAATGGTCAGTTTGATAGTAAAACAATTGACCAACAGGTAGCAGATGTTATTAGCCGTGGAGCAAGGTACAAATCTATTGCTGCAAGTGCTGCTGGTAATCCAAAAGAAAGTTATAGCAGCCTTGGTGGATTGAATACTCTTCCAGCAGAATCAAATCCATTAGCATTATATAACAGATTGTTTGGTACTGGATTTCAAGATCCAAGCAGTCCTAACTGGAGACCAGATCCTTCAATCATGATACAGAAAAGTATTCTTTCTGTAGTTGAAGATGATCGTAAACGCGCAATGATGCATCTTGGTGCTAGTGACAAAGCCCGCATGGAGCAATACTTTACAAGTGTTCGTGAACTTGAGATTCAAATGGAAACTCAGTTAAAGCGCCCAGCACTTACTGCTAAAGTTCAAATACCAGAAGCACCAGCACACGATCTTCCTGTAAATAATTCTTTATCAAACATTAAAACTATACTGCCTATGATGGCAAAGTTTGCTGCTATAGCATATGCTACAGATCAAACTCGTGTGTTCAATATTAGCGTAAGCGAACCAGCCTCACAGATTTTCGTACCAGGAGATTCGCTAGGATATCATCAATCAACACACGAAGAACCTATTGATCCCGTTCTTGGTTATCAGATTCGCGTTCATGATTATAATGTTGAAAGCATGAATTTGTTTGCATTATTCTTAAATGAACTTGATAGCGTTAGAGAAGGTGATGGTACACTACTAGACAACAGTTTGACGTTTGCGTTCACGGATCAAAGTTTTGCTAAGATTCATGCTGTAGATGGATTACCAATGTTTACTGCCGGTAATGCTGGTGGTAAATTTAAATCTGGATATCACATCGACGGCAATAACAGTCCAGTAAGTCGTGTCGGTCTAACAATTCAGAAAGCAATAGGAATTGGTATTGATTCTTGGGGCATCAACTCCATGGAAACAAGAAATCCATTCACAGAGCTGCTAGCATAAAAAAATGGCTCCCGGTTAAAGGAGCCACTTTCTTTCTTACAAAGCACTTGTTATTAGAACGAGCGACCAAGCTTAAGTGCAACCTGTGAGAACAACTTTGTTCCAGTGGCTGGATTGATCGCGCGCGAGTAGCGATAATACTCTACACCAATCTTGTATGAAGGAAGAATTTCATACGATAGACCGGCGTTTAGACGAGTTTCCTGATTATCAAGACCCTTGCTTTCAATACCATTGCGGTAACGATACCCGACATCGCCAGTAATACCAGCAACTAGAGCACGACTTACATTCACTTCTGCGCCATAAAGATTATAGTCGCCGCCCTTAATGACAGCCTTATTAGCAACAACTGAAGATGTTGCAGCTTCTAGATTACGACCTAATTGAACATTACCACCAACATTGAAACCAAGCACAGTGGGTAGATCAACACCAACACGAGCAACTGCCTTAGAAGCAACAGTACCATTATTTGGCTGCTGCTTTGTTGTTAGTTCTACACCATAGTTTAGATTTGGGAACACCTGAAAGAATGGAGCCTGATAGTCAAGCTTATATTCTAGTGGTGATTTCCCACCGTCAGCACCAGCACGAAGCTCGGCAGTTACCGTGGCGGCAACAGCGGGGGAAGCGATTAGTGCTAGTAGTGCGGTTGTTAGGAATAGTTTCTTCATTAGAAGTCTCCGTGTTAATTAATGGAATGATGACTTACCGTTGGTCATCGCGTGCCTATTATGGAGCAACCCTTGCAAATACAGACATTGTCTTATTTTTCTTCCTATAGAATCGTGTCATGATGTTATCGTTATAATAATCATCATGCTCTAGAACACTTCGTAGAATCTGTTCTCTCAATTCATAGTAATTAACATCGCCTCTACCTTCGTGGAGAGACAATATTTCTCGTTTAAAGTTCTCTTTCCCGAATTCCTTTATATCGGCCAAAAGAGTCTTAGAACTACCATAGTATTTATACCAATCCGATTCTTTGCGGATGATTTTTCGTACCTTTTTATGCTTCTGTTTTACTCTATTAGTAGAATAAAAATACTTTCTACCTATATATTTTTTTCCAGTAAGAGTATTTGTAATTATATATACGAACCCAAAGAATGTATTTATATCACTAGTGTTAAAGGGGTTCCCTTCCCATAACCAAACATTCTCTAGACTCACTCCTCGTCGATCTCAAGATCGTAATCTTCTTCCACTGATTCTGTTTCGCTACCGCAGAATGGACACCAACTAGGTTTATCCTGTGAGGCAAAAATTACTTTGTATTCATTGTCACAATGCGCGCATGTACACCATTCATCGTTCATTTATATCTCCATTAAATCGTCGTAGTTTACTACTTCAACATCAGTTTTGTTTAAAAATTCCATACCTTCTTCATGACGGTAGGTATATCTATATATAATCTTTTTTATCTTAGCTTGATAGATCAGCTTGGCGCAATGAATACAAGGAGAATGGGTGATGAATAATACAGCACCCTCTGAAGATTCAGTAGAAGAAGCGAGCTTAGTTAATGCATTGCTTTCAGCGTGAATAACATCATCTTTAGTTTTATCCTCTTCATCTTCACAGCAATTATCCCAACCAGCTGGCATACCATTGTAGCCAATAGAAAGAATACGATTATCCTTGACAATAACGCATCCAACTTTAAGTCGAGTTGCGTGAGATAACTGAGCAGTAAGCTCAGCAACACTCATAAAATATTTAATGAATTTGCTTTTCATAGATTAGGTACAAAGATTGCATCAGCATGAGACTGATCAACTCGAACATAATTCATATCTTTAAGAAACTGCAATAATTCTTCATCGCCTTTTCCACTAGTGTGTACCTCAGCAGAAATAACAGGTTTATATTTTTCTATTGTATTCTTAGCGCCAACTAAAACATTATATTCATAACGTTCAACATCTAACTGTATTAAATCGCATGCAGGAATATTAAGACAATCTAAAGTGATCATTGGAATAATAGGAATGATATTTTCTTCTGGAACATCAACAACCATATGCATTCCAACATTCCATCTATCAACATATTCCATTCTTATAGGTTTATGTTCTTTACCCAAGGCACATTGCATTTTGATAACATTGTTAAATTGTGAGTTGTTGACCATGCAATGAAAATTCAGAGGAGCAGGTTCGAAGGCATAAACTACATGAAATAGTTTTGAGAAAAACCTAGTGTGTAATCCACAATTTGCGCCAGCCGTAACAACAACGTTTTTTGCTCTTAGATACTTCATGTATTTTTCTTTATGAGATTGTTCCCAATCTTTCGTTGGACCATCCCATGCGCCATCATCCTCCCTCGGCCACATCCAGTCACTTTCATTATCAATAATTTCGTATCTTGTAAATACTTTATCTTTATAACTCATAATGAAAATCCCTTAAATGTGTTCTCATCAACGTCTTTATTAACTCCACCAACAACATAACTAGATAGCTCTACTTCCTGTGGCGCGACCTGAACATCAGAACCAGCAATCCACTTCTGAGTCCAAGGTAATGGATGAGAAGTTGACTTAGTGTTTGGATTGACGCCGATAGCTACCATACGCTTATGGGCAATCCAATCTACATATTCAGACAGTAGCTGTTCATTAAGACCAATCATCGAACCATCTTTAAACAAATATTTTGCCCAAGCCTTCTCTTGATTGATAACATCAATGAATAATTTATCAACTTCTTTTTCACAGTCTTTCTTAATCTGTTCAAAGTCTTTATCATCTTTGGGAAGGAACTTAATAATATTCTGAGTAGCAGCTAAGTGAACGTTTTCGTCACGCGCGATGAATTTAATAATCTTAGCATTGCCTTCCATCTTCTTAACTTCAGCGAATGCCCATGAGCATGCGAAAGAAACATAGAAGCGAATACCCTCTAGTGCGTTTACAGCATTAAGACACAACCACAGTGCTTTCTTATTCTCATAATTATCATAATTCTTTGTGCCAAGAATCTTATGAGTCTTTATTAAATCATCATAATACTTGCTGATATCTTTAGCGCAGTCAACGATCTCTTTAATATCAAGCATATCATCAAACACCTTAGAGGGGTCTGCATACACATTACGCATGATATGAGTATATGAACGAGAGTGGATGGTCTCAAAATAAGACCATGTGATGATAAACGTCTCAAGTTCGGGGAGTGATACTATCGGAAGGAATGCAGTCACTGGAGCACGTCCCTGAACGCTGTCAAGGAGGATCTGACGCTTTAGGTTGCTAGTGAAGATATGTTGTTCATGAGCATTAAGAGACTTGAAATCTTTAGCGTCTCTAGTGCAATCAATCTCTGTTGGTTGCCAGAAGAATCCATTCTGTTTCTCAGTAAGCTTCTCAAAGATAGGATACTTCTGCCTATCGTATCTAGCTATGTTTACTTGTTTGCCAAAAAACAATGGCTGTTTAGTCTCATCAATCTTTTCATTATTAAAAACAGACATTAATTCGCTTTCCATTGCATATAATATGCATCTTGTCTATTACCGAACTTACCAGAAATGTAATCTGATTTAACAAACCCTAAATCTTTTAGTCTATTTACAACATCTTTATCGCCAACGTGCACATAAGCACACACATTTATTATACCTGTTTCTTTTAAAGAATCAAGCTTTTCTTTTGTGATGTCTGCAGTTACTTCGTGAATAGGTATCCATTCGCCAAAATGGGTGCGAAGAATTGACATTGCACAGTTCCCTTTGGTTTGTTATAAGACACAGCTATCACAGGTTTCTTCTGATGGATTTTCCTTTAGTAATTCTTTAACTTCAATCTCACCAGACTGGTCATTAGTATTGAAATAGTATAAAGTCTTACCGCCATATTTATAATGCATCAAGATGTGCTTCATAATCTCGCTTAGAGGAATCTTTTCGTCAGGATAAAATTTAGGATTATATGTTGTATTGACCGAGATAGCTTGATCAATATACTTCTGTAACACAGCGCAAATCTTTAGATAACCTTCAGGTGACTTAATATCCCAAAGAAGTTCATACTTATTCTTAAGTCTTTTAAGATTAGGAACAACCTGCTTTAGAACACCATCCTTAGATTGCTTAGTGCTTAGTAATGCACGTGGCGGTTCAATACCATTAGTAGAGTTACTAATAAGAGCAGAAGTTTCTGCTGGCATTAAAGCCATTAGAGTAGCATTACGGATGCCAGTTGCCTTAAGCTGCTCACGCAGTTCTTCCCAAGGCATATATTCACGAGGCTTAACTAGATCATCAACATCTCTTTTATAAGTGTCGATGGGCAGAATACCTTTAGAATATTTTACATTTTCGGGTGCGCCAAGTTGACCTTGTTCCTTAGCAAGATCAGCTGATGCCTTGATTAGATAATATGACCAAGCTTGAGCAAACTCATCTATCATAACAAGGTTCGGATTAGTATACGTCATATCATTCATTGCCATCCAATAAGCAAGATTGATAATACCAACGCCTAGTGGGCGGTATTTCTTAGTAGAAGTTACTGCTGCCTTAACAGGATAAGATTGATAATCAAGCAAAGCATCAAGAGCACGAACAGCAAGAGTACATGGTCTTTCGAAGTCATCAGGAGTTTTAATCTTACCCCAGTTGATAGCAGATAATGTACAAAGAGCGATTTCTCCTTCTTCATCATTAATGTCTTTTAGCGGCTTAGTTGGTAGTGTAATTTCGCAGCAAAGGTTTGACTGATGAATAGGAGCATTGATAAAGGAACCATGATCATTAGCATGGTCAACATTCATTAGATAGATACGTCCAGTATCTTTCCTTTCTTGAACGAAGGCTGAGAATAATTCGATAGCAGGAATTTGTTTCTTGCGTAGTTTGGTATTACGCTCCGCCTTTTCATATAGCTCTCTGAATTTATCGACATCCGTAAAGAAAGCTTGATATAGATCAGGCACATCATGCGGGGAGAAGAGGGTGATAACACCTCCGGAAATAAGTCTTTCATACATCACCTTATTAAATTGGACTCCGTAGTCCATATGACGAACACGATTATCTTCAGTAC